TATTATATTATCCATTTATCACAGTTATATATCTTTAGTTTTAAATCCATTTAGTAAATCTTGTATTGTCATAACTGTTTTAAAGAAAAAACCTATTTCATCATCGCTTTTAAATCTTCCTTGAGCGTCTAATTTTTTTAATCTCATATCCGATACTTCTATTGCCTTTGAAAGCTTATTCAAGTATTTCATATACTCTACTAAAATATCTTCTTGTTGTTCATTTTTTTTCATCAAATTAAAAGTAGTAAAACCTAATACTACTACTAATGCAGATAAAATTGATATTAATATTATTTCCATATTATAAATTGTCTAACATACTTTTTAATCCTGGGCTTGATATATTACCTAATGCTTTAGATTTAGTTGTTTTTTTATTTTTAATTGTAAAGTTATCTTTTGGTTTATCTTGATCTTTTTTAAATTTAGGTAACCATTCTCTTTCAAATTCAATTCTAGCTGCCATTAAATCTGCTTGATGTAAGATAAAAGGTAATGAAGTACGTGGTTTTTGCTCTGGCATGTAAGCTTTTAGATATTTTTCATTTGCAGAATCATATAAACCATCATGTGTTTGAATTGCTATCATTTCATTAAAAGAATATTTAATATTATGATGTTGAAGTAACCATAATCCTCTATCTGGAACTGATGAAAATGGAACTTCTTTATTAAACATATAATCTTCACCTAATTTTTCTCTTCTCCATTTATCAGTCTGAGGGATGTATGATGCTTGATCCATACTACCTATTTTACCTAAATCATGATTAATAGCAGAAAATACTAATTCTTCTATAGTAAATGTAGTAATATCTGCACCTTCCTCTTTCCATAATTCATATTGTTTAAGGGCACAACGAACTACTCTATTTACATGTTCAACATACCCTCCTGGAAAGGCATTATGGTATTCCTTTTTATGAGCTGCGGGCATTAAGATAATTCTTTCCTCAAACTTTTTATAAAAATTTAATAATAATTGTTTTCTTTCTCCTGTAATATGTGTTTCAATATTATTAAGAAATATCTCCCAATTGGATTGTATTTGTTCTGCTGATAAATTCATAACCTTTATTTAATTACATTGTTTCTTGTTCACGATCTATGAATGATTTTAGATCTTGAAGTATTTCTTTTGATTGATTAATTTCATTAGTAAACTCACTAGCATCTGCTCCTGGTCTACTTAGAATAAAAAGTAAAGTTTGTAATTTACCCTCTAGCTTCTCAATTAATCTAACACACGTTTCCTTATTTCTCATAATTTAATTATTTAGTATTATTCTATGTTCATATTTAATATCTTATCTTTTTATATCTCCTAATATCTCAATATCTCTTATATTAATATTTAATGTACCTTAATACCTTTATATTAATTTATAATCAAGATATATAAAATAATTGAGGAATCCAAGTTATTCTGAAAGACTATCAAGAATTTTTTGAAGGTGAGCACATCTTTCATATTCTTCTGTTTCTATAAAAAAAGAAATGCCTAATTTTAATGCTGTATCAAGATATTCATCAGCATATACCTTTATTCCTTTTACATGTTCTTTATTTGACATATCTATTTTCTTAATATAAGACCATGCTCTATTATATGTAACAAATTCACCAGCTTCTTTTACATCACCTAAATCTAATGCTTTATCTGATTTTTGGAAAAATTTAATTATTTTTTTGTTAAAGTTTATATGGTTTAATATTAATTTTTTATACATTCCTACCCAATATGTAGGTGTATTTTTAAAATCCATATAAGTAGTACCATTATCTACTCCATCAAAATTATCATCGGGTCCAAATAAATGAAATATGTTATCTAGATTTATCATATGTTATAAATATATTAAATTATAACTAAAAATCCAAATTATCCTGTAAAGGATCCTCCACCACCGGGCTTATACGACTTGCCCTGTTAAATGCCGTTTAGCTAGGGTACCTCTTAGGCAGCCATTGCTAGTTCAACTTGTTCGCCAGTTATGCGTATGATCTTCATTATATCCTTACTTTATGTCAAATACCTGTACATCCCCGTATTTTATTGTTTATATTTAGTGGAGATGGTGGGAATCGAACCCACGTCCAAAAAAGCAGCTAATATAACTATAAACGATCAAATATAAATATTATATATTCCAATCCTCCTCAGCAATTTGTAATGCTAATAAAGGAGTTATATTTTTATTTCCTTTCATTGTTAGTAAAGCATAATACACAACTTCAATTAATTTTTGTTGTTTATTTACTCTATCTAATATTTGAGATATTTCTATTATCTCATCACTTCCTACTTTATCTAAAAACTCTTCTTGAAATTTATCCATTTTATTATTATTTATATGGTAAATATACGAAAGCTTTCTTGGGGAACCAAATGTTTTCGCTATCATCTATTTAAATCAGCATCAAAAAAGAACATTTGCCACAATCTACCAGTTTCTATACTATGTCCAAAGTATCCCATTGAACTATGAATAGATTGTCCATCAAAAATTACCATTCTATTATAAACATTCCCAAATGTATCAACATCTTCATATAAAGTTCCATCTACAAAAGTTTGTTGTTGGGGAAAATAATCAAATATATTTTCACTTTGAGATGTGTGGTATATTTTAGATTTTTTATTTGCTACAACTTTAGTTCCTGTTTCAAAGGGTGCATTTGGTGTAAGAAAAATCATAGCAGCCCATTGTTGCTCATCAGCATGGTAAACTAAAGGTGGGACATCCCCACTACAAAAACCACTTTGGAATACTCCACAAATAGAATAAATATCAGCCCAATTAGTAATATTACAACCCATTGTTTCTTCAATTTTTTCTTTCACCCCATCAAATATAAATTGTTTTCTAGTTCTCCAACCAACTCCTCCATGACCTTTATCCCAATACATTTGCCCTAAAGCATAGTTTCTAACAGCATCAGGATCTTCATAAAAGTTATCAATTATCCATGCTCTTTTATTTGCTTTTTTATTTACTTTAAATTGATTAGTTTCAATTAATCCCCAATCTGATTCATTATTAGAATCTTTTGTATATATTTTTTCCATTATTTTTTATTTTTAATTAATTTAATATCTGCTCTTAATTTTTCAACTTTATAACCATATTTTTGAAATGCTCTTAAAACTTCATCAACACTTTCTTTTGAAGTAAGTCTATTATTTTCAAATAATATTTTATCTGGGAATAAAGACGGATTAAGAATACAATTTTTTATATAATCTAATAAAATTACACAATCATGTCCTTCTGTATCTAATTTAAGATATTTTACTTTTTCTATATTATATCTTTTGATTAATTCTTTTGTATTAATAATTTCAATATCTTGAGCTTCTAATATTGCTAATTCTTTTAGTCCCTTTAAATCAAAATTTATTCTTTCAGGTCTTTTTAATCCTTTAGTAGGTTTATTTTTATTTTTATTAATAGCAAAATTAAATCTTAAATGTGAAGGGTGGGGTTTAGAAATTGTATTACATCCACGTAACCAATTAGGGAAATTATATTTTTCAATATTTTCAGGTTTAACATAAAAAATTTTATCAATTTTATTATTATCAGATATACCTAAACATACTTTTTTGACATTTTTTTTATTAGGTAAATTATCTAAATATACTTGAATTGGTTCAATACTTAACCCTTTAGTATTATCATCTGCATTTTCTATTAATGTACCAAAATCAGAAGTTCCTATTTCTATAAAATCATATTCCATTTCTTAAAAACCTAAATATTTTTTTCTTATATAATCTAAATCCCATGAAGTATAAGAATTAGAATATTCTTTATTATTAAAAGGAAATTTATAGGGATATAATCCTCTCCAATGCTTCCCCCATTTTTTATTTAAATATTCGTAATTTTTTAAATCAACCTCATCTAATTTTTCTTTTATTTGAGGTTCTTCTTTAGATGTTTGTTGACCATTTTTTTCATAATTAACACAATCAGCTATTTCTTTTCCATGTAAATAAGTATTATCTAATCCCCTACAAATTTTTGGGTCTAAATTTAAAACTCTCATTATATAATCTGTATCTTCTCCATAAGCCGGATATAAATTTTCATCAAATAATCCTACAATTCTTACCCCCATTTCAGTTATAGCAAATAAATCATATGTACCTACATTATTCTCACCAGCTCTAGGATGAATCATACTTATTTCTTTATCTTGTGCCATATTTGAAAATTCTTCTAATAAACCTGGTGAAAATGCAACATCATGATTAGAAATTACCCAATATGGTTCCATTAAAAAGGATTTAATAATTAAATTCCAAGCTGCAGGGACTCCTAAATTAGAAGGTAAATGTGTTATATGTATATTTTTAATAAATTCATTAGATATATTTTTTAATTTATCCAATTCTTCATTAATCTCTCCTCTTCCATTATTATTAATTATAAATAAATTATCTACAGGATAATCAATTGATAACATTAATCTTTTGACCCAATGAACTCCATTTACTACAGGAACCCCAATAACGGGTATACTTTTTTTATCTTCCATCTCTTTCTATTTTTTTAGGCCAATATTCATCCCCATAATATGTGCAAATTTCATCACCAATATTTATATCTTTTTGAGCTATAAAGTTAAAATGGTAGGGAATTGAAGCATCAAACCACATTGCATTATAATCATCATCATGATTATATATACAACCAAATCCTAAGGGTAATACATGTTCAACACTATTAATTTTTGGATAATTAAATATATAATCATGTAAATTGTTACTAATAGGATCACCTACTTTTATACAATAACACGTTTCTATAATCTCTCCCTTTTTAATAAACTTATTAGTAAATACCCCGTATCCCTTTTTATCAGTCCATTTTACATATAAATTATTAGGTACTTTAAGCTCCATTTTCTTTAATTAAGTGTGAAAATCCTAAATTTTCAATAATTTCCTTTATTGATGTTTTATATCTTTCATTTAAATTATTATTAGGATTATTAATTAATTCTAAAAATAAATCTGTACTTTCTTGTGTTTTCCCTATATGCCATCCTGCAAAAGCTTTATAATATAAAAATGCAAAATACCCATCATATCTATTATAATATTTAAATTTTTTATCACTTAATATATTAGAAATTCCTATACAAGCATATGAATACATTGTAAAATACTTTTCTTCAGCAGATGCAATTCTATCCCCACAAAATTCTAACCATAAACACATAGCGTTATAAGCTTCTGGTCTATGTGGTGATTGTGACATTGCTTGGAATATTTGTCCTCTTTCAAATACAGGTCTTCCACCTACCTTAGCCATACAATCCCAAGAACACAATAAACTCTCATAAACTAAATCATCATTTTTAGACAATTCAGCACATCTTAAGTAGTATGATAAAGCTGATGCATATTGTCCTATATCAAAATAACTACATGCTAATTCAAAATTACATATATCTTCTCTAGGATTAAGAACATATTTATTTAAATTTTCTTCTAATTTATAATTTCTCATATTCTATTTTTTCTAATATTATTTTTGGCATTTTAAGTATGTATGCTGCATTATCTTGAAAACCAAAGGTAATTAATAAATCATCTCCTACCTCAGTTAATCCACAATTAAATTCAATCATAGCATCCATAAATTTAAACTGTTTAGATACTTTAACTATATTCCAATCTTTATCATAAAATACAAATCTATGATGATAATGGGCATCTTTTTCATTTCCAACAGGATGATATGGGAAAAAACATTCATGTGTAATACATAATCTATAATCACCAAAAGGTATTACTTGTGATCCTCCCCTTAAATCTCCTGTTTTTAATTTTGTATTAGATATTTTTTCACTCCAATCTTTTTTTACTACAGGTTCACAATTTTTATTTTCACAATCAACTTTAACTAATTCTACAGGATCAGCATGTCTAAGAAAATGGTAGGGCATATCTAAAACTGGCATCCAATTTTTTTCAAGATATCCTTCTTTTTCGGGAACCTCTATCCTATCTCTTGTAACTTCAACAAATCCCTCATCACCCAATTCAACCTCACACATTTCCATCCTTCCAGTTCCAATTTCATCTATATCTCTTCTTACACCACAGGTATATAGTTTATTATCCCATCTAAATAGTCTTACATCTTCTTGTCCTATAAAATCCCAAAGCGGGGGTTTATCATATTTAGTAGTATTAATTTTACTTAATCGAGTTATATTCAAATCCTCATCTAAATGACATAAATAATTAACTGTTTCTAAGAATTGAAAATCTTCAGGATTCATATATTGCATGCACCCCCACATACCCCAATATTTTTGCCCAAACTCAACATGATGCATAACATATCCTACATGCCTTATATTAACTAATAATCCTTCTTTTTCATCATTATAGATAGTAGCATTGCATAATCCTGTTCCTCCTGTAAGTTTACTAGGGATTATTAAAGGTTTTATACTACCCCCATGTTTTAAAGATAATCTAACTAAATTAGTTTCTTTTGGATATAACTTTTTCCAACTCATATATTAATTTTTTATTTATTTTATGTTATTATGTGACATTCACATTATATATATTATATAACGCATAAAAACCGCAAACTACGCGGTTAAATGCGCATATATTAACAATAATCTAAGGCTAATTCAAATAATTCTTTATTAATTTTCATATCTTGTTTGAAATTTTTAATTTCTCTTGCTTTACGAGGTTTACCTCCCATTCTATATTCAAAATCACCTTCAATGAGTTTTTCTTGAACTACATTAAATACACTCCAAAGATCCTTTCCTGTATCTTCTTTTCTAACTGGTTCAATAAATGAATTCCAATCGATTTCAATTCTATTAACTTCTTTTTCTGTAAATCTAGTATTAATAGCTTCTTTAGCAAATGCAAGAATTTGTTCTTGTTCTAATTCTTTTGCTTTCATTTGATTCATTGACTCAACTGTTAATGGTAATTTTTCTACCATTTCTTTAATTAATACTTGTAAATCTTCAAATGTATAACCCATATGACGCATTTTAACATCTTCAAATTGAGTATCTGCAATTACTAATCCATTTTCACAAACTAATCTATAAAGACCTGCTTGAAAAGTAAATGCATTTTTACCATCATGAGAATTTGTTAATAATATTTGTGGAAAAACTGTATCACCATCTTTACCATTTATAACAACATCATCATTTCTGAATATTAATAAATGTTTTTGGAAACCTTTAGTTGATTTTTTTCTAGCTTTAACTTCTTTAGCTTCAATTGGTTTCCAACCTAATAATTCCATATCATCAATAACTCTTTCTGTTGGAATGTGAGTATATTTAGATGATACATCTTCACTTGGCTTTTCAGAGAATACTGATGGAGCTAAACTTCTAATATTTGCTTTACTTAAATACTTTGCTGTTTGTAATTGTTTTTCATTTAACATAACCTTGATTTTTATTTAATATTAATTTAATTGTTTTGTAACTCATTTACGGGGTAAATATACGAAAGGTCTCCTGGGTAGCCAAGTTTTTTGGTGGAAGTCTTTAATTATTTTTTAAA